AGCTGTGCTTACCACTTTTTCCGTTACTACTGGTTTAGGCGAGGTTACAGTTACAACATGAGTTTTACATTAGCAACATTAAAAACAGCCATACAGGATTATCTTGAGGTATCTGAGACGACCTTTACTAATCAACTTAATACGTTTATTAAAGAATCAGAGGACAGAATATTCTCTTTCGTACAGCTCCCGGATCAAAGAAAGAACGTCCAGGGCAACCTAACTTCTGGTAATAGATTCTTGGCAACACCAACAGATTTTTATGCACCCATGAGTTTGGCAATCATCAGCTCAAGCACATACGATTATTTAGACTACAAACATCCATCGTTCATAAAAGAGTTTTCCTCTGGCACAACTCAAGGAACACCAAAATATTATTCATTATTTGATGAAACTTCTTTTGAAATTTCACCGATACCAGATTCAAACTATACAGTTGAATTACATTATTTAAACAAACCAGGCTCTTTAACAAGTGGTAGTGACAGTGGTACGACAACCTTATCAACAGATTATCCAGATGCGTTGTTGTATGGAGCTTTAGTGGAAGGAGCAGTCTTCCTCAAAGAACCGCCTGAAATCGTCGCTCAATTTGAAGGCCGTTTCAAGGAGGCGATAGCTCGTATGAAAAATATATCAGAAGGTCGTGGCACACGCGACGAGTATAGATACGATTCAGTCCGCTCTAGCGTGACTTAATGGTATTAGAACATTTAGAAGGTAAATCCGTAGCAATAATTGGCCTGGGTGTGTCACAGGTAGATTTTGCTATTGGTCTTGAAAACTCACAAGAATGGGACGAAGTATGGTGCATAAACTCTGCTGGTTTAGTTTATCCAGCTGACAGAATCTTTGCATTAGATCCAGCTAGTCGTTTCTTTGATTCTGACGATGCGGGCAAACAAACTAATGCCATGATAAAACTTATGTCTGAGTCAGATGTGCCTATTTACACTTGTGAAGAAGATCCGAGAATTAAAAATCCGATTAGATACCCAGTGGAAGAGGTTTGTAACGCTACCAAATGCGCTTACATGAACACAACAGTTGCGTTTGCTATAGCTTATGCTTTGTATAACAAAGTAGGCCGCATAGACTTATTTGGAATAGATTTTTCTTACAAAGAAAATATGCACTTTGCAGAAGCGGGTAGAGCTTGTGTAGAGTTTTGGATAAGTAAATGTATGAGTGAAGATATAATTGTAGGCATTAGTGGCAGATCTACAGTCTTAGATTCAAATGTACCAGCAACCGAAAAACTGTATGGTTTCCACAGATTAGATAAACCATTAGTGGCTGTGCCACATGAAGGTAGATTTATGATCGGACCATTTGATGAAATCAATGAACAGTTAGAAAGGGTTGGTCTAAAAATTAATGAGGATGTTGTACCACCAGAACCATATAAGGGGTAGTTATGAGCGCTAAAGGAGATTTTGTACTTGGAAATATCGAAGTTCATTCAACACAAAACAAAGGTCACGATCCAGAATTTTGGGCAGCACAAGCCACAAAAAAGATTGTAAGCATATCGGATAGTGCGCCGGAGCATATTAAACAACAAGCGTTAGCTTTTCAAAATCAAGTTTATACTGTAATCTTGTACTCTATGAAGAACGCGATTAAGTCGCAAAATACGACTTACTCGAATATACTAAGAGAACAAGGCCATGAAGACATGGCTAAAATATTGAAGGAGCTATAATGGCAATTACATCTGCAATATGTACGAGCTTCAAACAAGAGTTACTTGTTGAGGGGCATAATCTTACAAATGGTGCTGACAGCATCAAACTAGCGCTTTATACAAGCTCTGCAACTTTGGGAGCGAGCACAACTGCGTTTGTGACTACAGGACAAGCTACAGGAACTAACTATAGTTCTGGTGGTAGTGCATTAACAAACGTGACGCCAACCACATCTGGTACTACCGCAATAGTTGATTTTGCGGATCTTACTTTTGGTACGGCTACGATAACGGCTAGAGGGTGCTTACTATACAACACAACTAACTCTAACAAAGCTATTGCTGCGATAGATTTTGGTGGTGATAAGACATCAACAGCTGGCGATTTTACGATTGTGTTTCCAGCTGCAACTGCGACTGGAGCCATTATCAGGTTGGCTTAGAGCGCATTAGGATATGTTAGAATCTAACTATGCCTCTAACCAAACTAAATTTTAAACCCGGAATCAACAAAGAGGAAACCGACTATTCTAACGAAGGTGGTTGGGTTGACGGCGACAAAGTAAGATTCCGAAAAGGCCGCGTAGAAAAGATAGGCGGATGGGAAAAGTTTTCACCCTCTTCGATTATAGGCTCTGCAAGAGCCTTACACTCCTGGATTTCTCTAGGAGGTTCAAAGTATCTAGGTATTGGAACTACTAACAAATACTATATAGAAGAGGGTGGCACCTATAACGATGTCACACCTATACGAACAACTACAACCAACGCAGCTACCTTTGCGGCCACTAATGGATCATCTACACTTACTGTTACAGATGCGAGTCACGGAGCTGTAACCGGTGATTTTGTAACTTTTAGTAGTGCTGTGTCGTTAGGAGGTAACGTAACAGCAGCGGTTTTAAACCAAGAATATCAGATTAACCTAGTTACTGGCACTAACACATACGAAATAACAGCAAAAGACACTTCTGGATCTACAGTAACCGCCAATGCAAGCGATAGTGGTAATGGTGGATCTGCTACAGATGCGGCATACCAAACCAATTCTGGCTTAGATTTTTATGTGGAATCTACAGGTTGGGGTGTTGGTACATGGGGAGCTGGAGGTTGGGGTTCTGCAACCTCTTTGTCGGACACAAATCAGCTACGATTATGGACACACGACAACTTTGGTGAAGATCTGATAATAAATCCAAGAGGTGGTAGCATATTTCGTTGGGTTGAAAACGATGGTTTATCAACGAGAGCAGTGCAATTATCCGCAGTGTCCGGGGCAAATCTGGTGCCCACGCAAGGCCTACAAGTAATAACGTCAGAAACAGACAGGCATTTAATCGTATTGGGAGCGGATCCTATTAGCGGTAGCTCAAGAACAGGTGTAATAGATCCCATGTTAATAGCTTTTAGTGACCAAGAAAACGCTTTGGAATTTGAACCATTAAGTACAAATACTGCTGGATCGCTGCGTTTATCCTCTGGTTCATCTATAGTTGGCGGATTGAAAGCTAGACAAGAGGTTCTTATTTGGACAGACACTTCTCTGTATTCCATGAATTTTATAGGGCCACCACTTACTTTTGCGGTTAATTTAATCAATGAAGGTGCTGGATTGCTAGGACCGAAAGCAGCGGTTAATAGTCCAAAAGGCGTGTTTTTCATGTCCAAAAAAGGATTTTATTTTTACAACGGATCTGTGCAAAAACTACCTTGTTCAGTGCAAGACTATGTATTTTCAGATCTTGACGAATCGCAAGCCTTCAAGTGTTTCGGTGGTTTGAACGAGGAGTTTTCAGAGGTTTGGTTCTTTTACCCATCATCAACAGACGACGAAAAAGAAATAACAAGATATGTAATTTATAACTACGAAGAAAACAGTTGGAGTATCGGATCTTTAGAACGATATGCTTGGTTGGCGGCTGGTGTTTTAAATAAACCTTTAGCAGCTGGAGAAGACACGTCTGTTAAATACATATACGAGCATGAAAAAGGATTCAACAATGACACAGGATCTATGGATGGTGTTTTCGTGGAATCGGCTGATATAGACATAGCAGATGGTGATAACTTTGTATTCTTGAAGCGCATATTGCCAGACATACTATTTGTAAATGATTTAGGAACTAGCCAGGATCCAGCAATAAACATCGTTGTAAAGCGTAGAGATTTTAACAATCAAACGCTATCTACTGATTCAACCACGCAAATCACAGCCAGTAGCACTTTTGGTTCTTTAAGATCTCGTACAAGACAGTTTGTATTGCGGTTTGAATCAGACGACGATAATACAGAGGTGGATAGAAAGAACTACAAATGGAGGCTAGGAAACACGAGAGTTGAAGTACAACCATCTGGTAGAAGATAGATGAGTAAACTGCTTCAAACAAGACTTCCTATAGCCGAAGGTCAGACTGTTAGCGCAGACACATTTAACCGATTAGTAAGAATATTAGAGATTAACCTAGGATCTGTAGATCCAGATGCCATACAAGTCTTTAATTCAACGGAGATTAGCGAATTGCAATTTGCTACTGGAGCGATTATATTTAACTCTACAACAGAGGTTCACCAGGCGTTTGATGGTACGGAATTCAGGAACCTATACGAACATCAAACTTACTTGACTGGATTGTCTGTTACAATGAGTTTGGGAACAGTAACAGTGAGTACACCATAATGGCTATAAGTGAAGAACTACAAAGAAGAATAGAAAACCTAACTGGCACAATAACTCCCGGAGCTGGAACAGCCGACGCGGGCCAAATGTCTGACCAAGACATGAACATGATGATGGCCAACCAAGCCGCAAGACAAGGAATAAGTGTCCCAGAACAAAGAGCAGCAATGATTAAAAAGACTGCTATGGACATGGGGAAAATGATTTCCGATGAAGATGCAAATGCTTTTGGTGTAGGATCTATGAGCTTTGAAGATGCCATGAGTAAGGCTTTTG